CAAGTATTACCGCGAGATAATGGACGAGGCTATGGCGAAGGCTCACGGTCAGGTTGGTCGTTACCTATTCCAAGGTGCATCTGGCGCATTGCTTGAGAAGGGCGCAACCCATGCCGATTGCCTTCGTGCGGCGATGTTCTACGCAAAGACGCAGATGGGCTTCAAGGAAACTGACAGAATTGAGCAGACTGGGGCTGATGGTGGGCCGATTCAAACAGAGTGGGTTGTAAAGGTAGTCGATGCCTGAGATGAAGATACCGAGGAGGCTCTTGCCGCTGCTGCAAAAGCCCAAGAGGTTCAAGATCGTCATAGGTGGCCGGGGGTCTGGGAAATCACAATCGGTCGGGGACATTTGTTTAATGGATGCCCAGACAAAGGGGATTCGCACAGCTTGTTTCCGTGAGTTTCAAGTCTCAATGGATGACTCTGTTCATGCCTTGCTGTCTGCCGAGATTGAAAGACTCGACCTCCAAGGCTTTAGAGTACAGGCCAACGCCATTCAGTATGCTGGGCAGGATGCGTTCAAGTTCCGAGGACTTGCTCGGAATCCTGAAGGCATCAAGTCGATGCACGGCTTTAAACGGTTCTGGGTGGAAGAGGCTCAGACCATATCGTTCGATTCTCTCAAGGCTCTAACGCCTACGCTTCGATCCGAAGACTCCGAAATCTGGATGACGGGGAACCCAAGGCATTCGTCCGATGTATTCTCCCAGCGATTCATTAAACCATGGGAGAAGCAGTTGAGAAGGGACAAAATGTACGAAGACGACCTGCATCTTGTCCTGTGGGTGAACTACGATGACAACCCATTGTTCCCAGACGTACTAGAACAGGAACGGGCGTATGACCAGACCAACCTGTCAACTGCTTTGTATCGTCATATCTGGCTTGGTGAATACTACGACGAGGTCGAGGATTCAATCATTCCGGTAGAGTGGTTTGATGCTGCAATTGACGCGCACGAAAAGCTGGGCTTTAAACCAGAAGGGGCGATTATCGCTTCCCACGACCCATCTGACGAAGGCGGCGACAGTAAAGGGCTGGCGATCCGTAGAGGGTCAGTTGTCCTGGATGTAAGAGAGATGGTCACTGGCGATTCCAATGTTGGCATGGACTGGGCGCTGGAAGAATCTCGAAGGGCTGGTGCTGATTGGTTTGTGTGGGACTGCGACGGGATGGGAATAAGTCTCAAGAGGCAGGTGGATCAGGCTCTTGCGGGGACTAGGACTCAGTTCTGGATGTTTCGCGGATCAGAGACACCGGATGATGCTGATAGTGTTTTTGCTGGAAGCGGAGAGCAGCACAAGACCAACCGTGACACGTTCTTCAACAAACGCGCTCAGTATTGGTGGAGGCTCAGGGAAAGGTTTGAGGCTACCTGGCGGGCTGTTAAGGGCGGCAAGTACACCAATCCAGATGATATGATTTCCCTATCATCAAGCATTGAAAATCTTGACCAGCTCAGGGCTGAGGTGTGCCGTATTCCACTTAAGCGTAACAATAATGGTAAGATACAGATCATGAGCAAGCTGGAAATGGCAAAGAAGCCGTACCAGTTGCCGTCTCCCAACATGGGTGACTCTCTGATGATGAGTATGTATTCGCCCAAAGTCGCTGCCCAAGTGGCAACAATTAAATTCGCTGGATGGAGTGGACGCTAATGGCTGATTACGAGAACGGCTCAGAGATGGACTCCGAGGACGATGGCTATACAAGCAAAAAGGCTATTGAGGCGGGAGACGAAATCCTAGACATGGAAGACAAGTATGACTCCCATGACGCGATCATTAATCTGTTAAAAGCAGCGCAGTGGGCTGACCACGACAATCGAGAGGCGGCTAGAGAAGCCCATCTGTTCGTGTCCAAGCGGGACGGGCAGTGGGAACCCTACTGGTGGAACAACAACGCCAACAAGCCTCGATACACGTTCGACATGGCGTCTCCCATCGTTGACCAAATAGCGGGAGAGATCGAGCAGGCCGACTTTGATATCAAAGTGCAGCCAGCCGGAGGTGACGCAACAAAGGAAGTCGCTGAGACCTATGACGCGATTATCCGTAATCTTGAAACCATCTCCAACGCCAGCACCATCTACTCTCAGTCAGCTAGAGGCGCAGTAACTTGCGGGTTCGATGCGTGGCGCGTGGTTCAGAAGTTTGCCGACGATAACTCCTTTGACCAAGACCTCCTTGTTGAGCCGATTGGCAATGCCATTGATCGCGTATGGTTCGACCCGTCTGCTCAACTTCAGGACAAGTCAGACTCCAGATATTGTTTTGTCCTGCACCCCATCTCGACTGAGGAATACTATGCTCGCTGGCCTGAAGGGTCTGGCTCTAGTGTATCCGATGACCGCGAAGGTGATGCTTACTACGACAAAGCCGAAGTCGTTGTGATCGCTGAACTCCTCTATATCGAGGAGGAAATGCGCGAACTGGTCTTGATGAGCAACGGCCAGGTTCACGAAGTCAATGACGACTTTGAGACTATCAAAGACGAACTATTGCAGATTGGCGTTACCGAAGTCCGCAGGCGTGAGCGCAAGTACAAGAAGGTCTGTTCAAGACTCTTTGATGCGTCTGACTGGCTTGAGGATGATCGGGATACAGCCTTCTGCTACCTGCCCGTTGTTCCTGTTTACGCCAACTTCAAGATTCTTGAGAACAAAACAATCTATTACGGCGCAGTTGAAAAACTCATGGATTCCCAGCGAGTCCTGAACTACTCATTGTCACGCGAGATTGAGGAAGGCGCTCTGGCTCCGAGGGCCAAATACTGGATGACGATGGCTCAGGCTGCTGGGCATGAACTCCAGCTCCAGACTCTGAATACTAATACAGATCCAGTCCAATTTTATAATCCAGACCCGCAGTCTCCTGGCGCTCCTCAGCAGCAGGGTGGTGCTCAGATCAATCCCGGACTTAGGACTATCTCCGAGGCCATGCGCGGCATTATCGGAATGTCTGCTGGGATGTTCGCATCGAACATGGGCGACAATCCCGGACTTCAGTCTGGCGTAGCTATTGAGAGATTGCAGAGCAAGGGCGACAACGGGACTCACAAATATTCCCAGGCTCTTGAGGTCGCCGTAGGACACACGGGGAAGATATTTGTCTCTACTATTCCCAAGGTCTATGACAATCAGCGAGTCATGCGATTGATGTACGAAGACGGCTCAATGGAAATGAAGCCCGTCAATCAGGAGGTTATCGACGGACAGACAGGGAAGGTTGTGAAGGTCAATGACTTGGCTGCTGGGACGTATGACGTAGTTTGTAAAGCTGGGCCAAGTTTCAGAAACCGGCAAGAGCAGACTCTTAGAACCATGATTGACTTGGCTCAGGTTGATCCAGACATTCTCAAACTCGGCGGTGATCTGCTGCTTAGAAACGTGGTTTCTCCTGTCGCTGATATGCTCGCCGAAAGACGCAGAGCGCAGATGCTGGCTCAAGGGATAATCCCTGAGTCTCAGATGACCGATGAGGAAAAAGCAGAGCTTGCCCAGAAGATGCAGGCGCAAGGTCAGGCTCAAGACCCTGCAATGGTATTAGCTCAGGCAGAGATGGCGAAGGCTCAGGCTGAACAGCTCAGAGCACAGGTCGAACTCCAGAAACTTCAGTTGGAGACGGCCAAGATTCAACTGGAAGCCCAGAAGATGCAGATGGGCGTACAGACGGATCAGGCGAATCTTCAGCTAGATGCCTTCAATGCCGAAACGCAGAGGATGAACACTCAGATCAAAGCCCAAGAAGCAGGGGCCAAGATACAGAAAGAGCAGGTACAAACCCAAGGCCAAGCGCTTGATAACCAGTTGAAGGTTGTAAGTGCGCTCAATGCGTTTGTGAGGTAATCATGGCCGAATCAGCTTTGAGGCAGTTAGTGCCGCAATCAGCAGAGCCTTTCGTGCGCTCTTACAATCCTTTTAATCCTGCTTTCAGAGAGACAATGCGGGCGAGCATTAGCGATCTCTTGGGAGGCCGCGCAATCGGCGGGACTCCTACTCAGCGATACCGAGCAAACATTGCGGATATGCTGACTGGCGCAGTTGAGATGGCTCCAGGCGTGGGCGAGGCTGTTGGCGTTACCGATACCAGACAAGCGATCCGATCTGGTGATTACGGCACAGCAGCAATTCTAGGCGGTGCGACTGCGTTGGGTATGGTTCCTGTGATTGGGGATGCTGCAAGCAGGGCTGTGCGCGAAGGTCTGGATATGTCTACTGCTGCAAGGATGCAGAGGGCTGATGAAGTATCTCTGCCAGGGAATTACTATCATGGGTCACAAAGGATTGATAGGGTTGTAGAGAAGAACGAGATCGACCCAAGAAGAGCCACTAGCGGGCCTATGCCATTTTTCACGAACAACCCTGATCTAGCCTCAAGCTATGCCAAAAATAAGTCAGATACCAGCCTTCCCGAAGGAACATACCAAGATTTTTTTAGGGTTTCTCCGAAAGACTTGGGCATAAGTGGCAGAACTCCAATTACAGTAGAGAGAAGCTGGAATTTCTTAGACCAAAAAACAAAAGATGAAATAAGAGACAGAGCCACGAGGATTGGATACGAAAATTTTGAAGAGGGCAGCGGAAAACTAACTCTTCATCCATCTGGGACAGACGCATCTCCATCTAAGAGCCAATACGATTTCTTAATGAGAACGTCTGCAAGAGGGAACCCACTGGCAGCTTTGCGAGAGCTATGGGTTGATAGCGCAAATCTTTTTAACGAGGAAGAAAAACTGGCGGAAATATACAGGTTGGCCGGATTTCCGGCGAAGATAGATCAATCTCTTGCTCCTTGGACTGAGGCTGCTGGAGTTCTTCCGGTAAGGCTTAGGATTGAAAATCCTCTTTTGACAACCAATACATCTGAAATTTCAGAAAAGGTTATTCCTGCTCTTGAAGCCGCCTTTAAGAATTCAAGAACAAAAACAAAGCCATATGGCGCAGATTTATGGGACAAAAACACCAGATATACGCCTAAGCAATGGGTTGAGCAGCTCAAGCAGGATATTTTAAACAATGAAGATAGTTTTGTTTGGACGTCTATCCCAGACAAAGTAACTGATGCTCTAAAAAATCTAGGCTATGACGGCATACTTGATAAGGGCGGAAAGATGGGCGGCGAGGCTCACACTGTTGCCATTCCATTTAGACCCAATCAGGTTAGATCAATCTTCGCTGACTTCGACCCTGCCAAGCGCAACTCCGCTAACCTAATGGCAGGGGTGGGAGGAACAGCAGTTGGTCTATCTGCCCTGAATCAATTAGTACCAAGAAACGAAGAAAGACAGCCAGATTGACCACTAATTGACTTTTCAAACCAATTAGTGTCAGCATTAACCAAGGAACGCGACCTTCTTCGCGGCGCAGGAACGGGTACGCGACCCTATTCGTGGCATCTACCTTTAAGGGGCAATCATGAGCAAAGAGCTGCAACCAGACGACGGCGGGTATTTGATCGAGCAGGACGAAGACTTGCCAGAAACTGAAGGCCAGGAAGAGCAGGAGGAAACTCTTGATCCTGACTCCGAATCAGCACCGGATAGTGGTAACTCGGCACACGAAAAACAGGTCGAGTTTACTGAGGAACAGCAGCGAATCTTCAATGAAGCTGTGGGGAAAAAGGTTTTCAAACTCCGTGAAAAAGAGCGAGAAGCCGAAGAACTCCGCAGGCGACTTGAAGAACTCGAAGCTAGGATTCCCCAGCAAGGACGGCCTGTAGTCCCTGAAGCACCAGACCCTTTTGCGCTCTCTGATTTGGAGTACAAGCAAAAGCTGGTTCAACGGGATCAGGCAATCCGCGAGGCCGCAGCATGGGAGGCTCAACAGCAGACACTGCAATGGCAGCGTCAGCAAGCTGAACTGGAGCGGCAAAGACGGCAGCAGGAACGACAGCAGGAGGAAGTCAAAGCCTACGCAGATCGAGCTAGTAAACTCGGTGTTGCGGCGGCAGAGCTTCAAGAGGCTGGCACGTTGGTGGCTGGATACGGGATTGACCCTGCATTGGTGGAGATGATTCTCGCCGATGACCACGGGCCACTTCTGACGAAGTATCTCGCCAAGAACCAGTTGGAACTTGAGAGGCTTGTACAGATGCCGGTAACAATGGCGGCTGTACGACTTGCGACTGATCTGAAATCCAAAGCCGTTGCCATGAAACCCAAGGTAACTAAAACCCCAGACCCGCTGAACCAGCCACGAAACTCTGGTATCAGTCCGGCCCCGAAAGGGCCAAAGGGGGCCACTTTTGAATAGGAGCAGTGAAGAATGGCTAATAATCTCCAAAGTAACATTACCCGCAAAGTTGCGCGGGTATTCCTTGATAAGTTTGAGTCCAGCCGTGTTCTGACACGCACAGTTGACACTCAACTGCTGACCAACCGCTTCAATCCGTCCACGGGTTCAACCGTAGACTTCAAGCGTCCTACGGACTATCGCTCAATCCGCACCAGTGGTGGTGATATCTCTGCCTCCACGAAGTCTGACATCATTGCCGGTAAGGCATCTGGTGTGGTTCAAGACTACTTCACTGTTGCCACTGAGTGGACGAACATCGAAGAGGCTCTGGAGCTGGATCAGTTGGACGAAATCCTGGCCCCGATGGCTACCCGTCTGGTGACTGACCTTGAGCTTGACCTGTCCGGCTATATGCTCAAGAACTGCAACCTGAAGTACGGCTCTCCGGGTACTGCGATTGATGCTTGGTCTGACGTTGCTGGTGCTGGCGCTTTCATGGATGCTATTGGCGTTCCGATGGAAGGCGAGAAATACTACATCGTTAACCCCTTCGTCGCTGCCGTTCTTGCTGGTGTTCAGACTGGTCTGCACACTGGTCAGAAACTTGTCGAGACCGCATGGGAGAAGGCGCAGATCAGCCCGAATTTCGCTGGCCTTCGCGCTCTGACCTCTAATGCTCTGGCAAGCTACACTTCAGGAACTGCGTCTGATCGTGCTGGTACTCTGTCAGCCAACCCGACTGTTACCTACGTTGCCCACAAAGACACTATGAAGCAGACTCTTGCTGTCACTGGTTTCTCTGCCAACGCTACAGTCAAGGCTGGTGAAATCATCACTATTGCTGGTCGCAACCGCCTGAACCTGTCTACGCGCACTCAGATGCTGGATGCCACTGGCGCAGCGATTATCTTCTGCGGCGTGGTTACTGCTGACGTAACGCTGGACGCTTCTGGCGCTGGTAACCTGGTTGTGGCTGGTGCTGCGATCTACGAAGCCAACGGTCAGTACAACACCGTAGCATCTGCTCCGGTGTCAGGCGATGTAGTAACCCTGCTGGGTTCTGCCTCTACTGTGTACCAGCCTGCCATGTTCTACCACAAGCAAGCCTTCGGTCTGGGTACTGTCAAGCTGCCCAAGCTGTACATGACTGACACCATTGCAACTACCGAAGATGGTATGAGCATTCGTGTCACTAAGTACTCCGATGGTGACGCGAACAAGCAGAAGATTCGTTTCGACCTTCTGCCCGCCTACGCGACGTTCAACCCGTTCTTCGCTGGGCAAGCCTTCGGCAGTTAACGAAGTCTGGTACAATGGTGGCGCATCTTCTGGGTGCGTCACCATTTTCAATTAGGGGTAATCATGCCAAAAGCTAAAGACCCACGATTAGAAAGAGCAGGAGTTGAGGGCTACAACAAGCCCAAGCGCACTCCGAATCACCCCACGAAATCTCATGTTGTCGTTGCTAAAGACGGCGACCAGATCAAGACGATCCGCTTTGGACAGCAAGGCGTGAGCGGAAGTCCCAAGCGCGAAGGCGAGTCTGAAGCAGACCGCAATCGCAGAGCATCATTCATGGCGCGGCATCGCGCAAACATCAACAAGGGCAAAATGTCAGCGGCGTTTTGGGCTGCGAAGGAAAAATGGTGATGGAAGTCTGGATCAAGCCTAGTGGCGTTGAAGTGATGGTCAATGAGTCGAGCGCATCTGCCGCAGAAAGTCTCGGATGGAAGCGCAAGACAGAAAAGGTCGAAGTTAAAAAGAAGCGTCTACCAAAGCCAAAGGACTAATTATGAAAGGTCTTTACTCTAACATCCACGCAAAGCGCGAACGAATAAAGGCTGGGTCTGGTGAGCGTATGCGAAAGCCTGGAAGCAAAGGCGCTCCGAGTGCGAAGTCTTTTCAAGAGGCCGCTAAGACAGTCAAGAAACCGAGGTTTGAATAATGGCGACTGTTGCCCAAGTTGCGAAGGCATCTCTGCAAAGGATTCTTGTCCAAGCCTCAGAAGCTCCGCTTGAGGCAGACGAGTATCAGGATTTCATCTTTGCGATGAACAACTATATGTTGGCTCTGGATGCTCAAGGCGTCCACTTAGGGTATACGGCAGTTTCCAATCTTGCAGACCAAGTGACCGTTCCTCTTGGTGCGCTTCGCGGTGTCATCGCCAATCTTGCTATTGAGGTTGCTCCTGATTTCGGCGGCGTGGTGACAGATGCTTTAGTGCTTCAGGCCAGAGAGGGGCTTCAGGCAATGAGAATGCTTGGTCAGACTATCGGCGGCACTCGAATGCCCTCTACTCTCCCCATTGGCTCTGGGAATACCGATACTGGGTATGGATGGAGCTGGAACTTTTATCCAGACAGCGAGGATTCTATCCTTGCTGAGACTATTGGCACTATTGCACTGGAGTCCTCAACATGACCGACAGAGCCTATGGCGTTAAGCAGAGCGACTTCACACAGCAGAATTCAATCCTATCTGGGTCTTATCTTGGATTCTTTGCCAATGGTTACAACTACAAGATTTCCTACACCAATTTCCTATCGGGCCTGGGTGTAACCGGCACGATTGTTCAGGACGGCGCAGTTAGCGGAACTGCTGTCCTCGATGTTCAGGGTACGGTTAACAACATCCGAAACATTGAGGATGGATCAGGGATTGTCACCAACGTCTCTGCCGAAAACGGCATCACGATAGCCCACAACTTCACTGTCAACACCACTGGCGAACCTTTGATGCAGGACATTGCTGCGGCGAGTCCGATGTTTGTTTCATTGGTAGGCGGTACAGGGATTTCATGTACAACGGTGGGTGACACGATTGAGATTGCTTCCACTGAAGCAGCTTCGTATGCCTCGGTATCAATGACTGGAAACGCTACTGCGACGACTATTGCGTCTACGGCTACTCCGGTGAAGGCTGCTGGGACGTTTGTGGTAGGTGATGTCTCTTCGGGCTGGACGGCTGCAACCAATGGCCGGATTA